AAGTTCTTATAATTTTTTAATGTGAAAAGTTAAAAAAATGTTAAATATTAGGAAAATAAAAAAAAATAAATAAATATTTGATAAAAAAATATAAGATATGAAAACACTAACAATAACAAGAGTAGTAGAAAAAGAGCATAATACATTAGGAATAATGGTAGTAACAGATAGCAGAAATAAAATATTATATAACTGCATTACGTTAGAATTACCGTATAAAGATAATCAAAAACAAATCTCGTGTATACCAAAAGGAACATACAGAGCAGAAGTAGGAAAATCAGAAAAATTCGGAAATGTAATATATGTAAAAGGAGTAACAAACAGACAAGGAATATTGGTACACGTAGGAAATTATACAAAAGACACACACGGGTGTATATTAGTAGGAAATAAAATAGGATATTCAGAAGGAATAAAACAACATTATATAGGAAAATCAAAAATAACAATGAATGAATTATTAACCATTATAAACAATGAATTAATGTTTATAGTAATAAAATAGAAAGGAGGTAAAATATGAAAGAAGAAAAAAAAATTAACTGGCTAAAACTAGTAGGCGAAATTATTAAAGTAATAATAGGGTTTATAGCGGGAACACAAGTATGAAAACGTACAGAATATACGAAATCATCGACGAAGAAACAGGTGAATTGATGAATAGTAAAAAATACGACAAAAAAAATTATATAACAATAAAACACGAAAAAACAATAACAAATGAACAAAATTATAGACTTGAAACAACAAGAAGAATCGTTAGACACAACGGACAACAAAAACTATTCTAATGAATTAGAATTTATTAAAATAGAAAACACACCCTTTACAATAGTAAGACAAGAAAAAGAATACTTCGGATTGATTGGAGAGCATAGAATAACAGAAAGTTATGAAGATTTAGAAACGTGTGAAAAAGAAATTAAAGAAATTACTTGGGACAGAATAGTACAAGTGATATGGGCAATAACAGAAAAATATAACAAAATTAAATTAGAAGAATAATGAGTGTAGTAACATTAGGAGGCGATAGATTAGGCGCTGGAAAAAAGCAAAAAGTAGAATTAAGAAATTACGAAAGAAGTAGCCACGATTTGAGTTATGTGTGGCGTAGTACAATGGCATCAGGTACATTAGTACCATTTATGACAGAAGTAGCATTACCAGGTGATAGTTTCGATATCAATTTAGACGTAGATATTAAAACACACCCAACAATTGGGCCATTGTTCGGAAGTTATAAAGTACAATTAGACGTATTCCAATGTCCAATAAGATTATATAACGGAAAATTACATATGAATATGTTAAATATTGGTATGAAAATGGCAGATATTAAATTACCACAAATACAAATGGCAGCACCAAATAATACAAATAATGATAATGGTCAAATTAATCCAAGTAGTATTTATAGTTATTTAAACATTAGAGGATTAGGAAAAGGAGAACCTGGAGAACCAACAGTATATAGAGAATTCAACGGATTGCCATATTTAATGTATTGGGATATATATAAAAATTATTATGCAAATAAACAAGAAGAAATAGGTGCAGTAATTCACAACAGACAAGACGGGCAAACAAATAGTGTATATAGATTTGAATTATTTACAGAAAGTACACAAACAAACATACCAGATACGGCGGGAACGGCACCAGTATTTCAAGGAACACTAATATACACAAGTAAAGTAAGAATTATATTCAATGAAGACTATGAGCCAGACTATGAAGCAATTAATCTAAAAATATCAAATACATTCAATAGTGGTGGAGGATTAGGATTATACCTAAAAAATATCCAAGACTTCTTCCAAGTATTAGAATGGGACGAAAGCGAAAAAACATTATGGTGTAGTGTACCGACAGAATGGGCATTAGAAAACGAAAGATGGTGGTATAGTTATCAATATGATGTGGAACCAAACTATGATGAAGTAATTAATATTGAAACGTTCCCATTAGAAAATATCGATATAATGAGGCAATCCATATTAAGCGATGTATTTAGTAGTACACCATTTATGATAAATCAAAGTAGTATAGAGCCATATAATCTAGGATTAAGACAAGGAGAAACAAGCCGTTGGAGTAAAAATAGTACACAAGAAGGTTTAGGGTTAAAAACTTATCAAAGTGACTTATTCAATAACTGGATTAGTACAGAATGGCTAGACGGACCAAACGGAGTGAATGAAATTACATCAGTAGATACAAGTAGTGGAAGCTTTAGTATTGATACATTACAATTAAGTAAAAAGGTGTATGATATGTTAAATAGAATTGCAGTAAGTGGAGGAACTTATGATGATTGGCTAGATGCAGTATATACACACGAAAGAACAAGAAGTGTAGAAAATCCAATGTATATGGGTGGACTAATTAAAGAATTAGCATTCCAAGAAGTAATAAGTAATGCAGCAGCAACAACAACAGATAATGAACAACCATTAGGAACATTAGCAGGTAGAGGTGTATTGACAAGAAAACACAAAGGAGGAGAAATCAAAATTAAAGTAGATGAACCAAGTTATATAATGGGAATTATATCATTAACACCAAGAATTGATTATTCACAAGGTAACAAATGGGACGTAAATCTAAAAACAATGGACGATTTCCATAAACCAGCATTAGACGAAATAGGGTTCCAAGAATTAATTACAGACCAAATGGCATGGTGGGATACAAGAATATCACCAACAAATGAAGTTAATTATAAAAGTGCGGGTAAACAACCAGCGTGGGTAAACTATATGACAAACGTAAACGTAACTCGTGGAAACTTCGCAAATCAAGAACAAATGTTTATGACATTAAACAGAAGATACGAAAAAGACGGGGGAGGTATTAAAGACTTAACGACATATATAGACCCAAGAAAATTCAATCATATATTTGCAGATACAAGAATTGACGCGCAAAACTTTTGGGCTCAAATTGGAGTAAATATATATGCAAGAAGAAAAATGAGTGCTAAATTAATGCCTAATTTATAATAAAAAAAGGGAGGGCAACCTCCCTAATATTAACTAATAAAATATAAAAAAATGTATAAAAAAAATAGATACGAAAATACAAAACTAAACATAAATAAAAGTTTAGAAGGTGAAACAATCGAAATTAAAGTGGAAAGAATTACACAAAACAATGAACCAATAACAGACGGGGCACCATTAATATATACAGATAGACAAGACGGAGTTCAAGCGGGTTATAATATTAAAACAGATAGGTTTGAAATTGCAATAGACGCAATGGATAAAGTAGCAAAAAGTGTAACGGCAAGACGAGAAGAAAGAGCACAAATGAAAGTGATAAAAAATGACGGCGATACCGAGCCAACACAAGGTAACGGAACTGATAAATAAAAAATTTAACATAGCGGTACGCATGTGTTCTTATATATGAACTATAAGGTACCGCTTTAAAAAAGCGCGAAAATGAGTGGAATTGGAGGACAATTATTAGGAATGGGTTTAGGAGCAGTGGCAGGACACATCGGAAACCAAATGCAATATGGACAACAACAAGAATTAATGGACTTACAAAATAAGAACCAAATGAAGTTGAATGAACAAGGAGCACAATTAGCAAGAGATAATTGGGATTACACCAATTATGAAAACCAAGTAAAACATATGGACAAAGCTGGATTAAACAGAGGTTTAATGTATGGGTCAAGCGGAGGAAGTGGAGGCACACTAAGTAGTGGTAGCGGAGGAAGTGCAAGCGGAGGAAATGCACCAGATAGTGGAATGGGTATGGCATTACAGGGAGCACAGATTGCAAGTCAAATAGAATTAAACAAAGCACAAGCAAGAAACCTAAATGTTGACGCAGACAAAAAAGAAGGTGTAGATACAGACCTAACAAAGACACAAATAGATATGAATAAATTAACAAATCTATTCAGTAGCGGAAATATGCAAACGGCATTAGATACAAGTAAGCAAGAATTAGCAAATAAAACGGCTGAAAATAAAATACTAGTAATGGAAGGAAAACTTACAGAAAGCAACGCAAAAATAGCAGACGAAAAAAACAGAGCAGAAATTAATAATATTGTAGCAGATACAGTGTTAAAAGAAAGCAATGTTGATGTAAATAATGCAGAAATAAAAAAATGGGCAACTGAATTAATGCAAAACGCCCAAAGAATAGCAATAGAAAGCAGAAATGCAGATACTAACGAAAAAAATGCCAAAATAAACGAATTTAGAGCACAAACAGAAAGACAATATCCAAGTATGGATAAAGTAATGGGAGGACAAGCACAAAAATTACAAGCAGTAAGTGAAAACTTAATGAAAAAAGCATTAAATTTAGTAGGAATAAATTACGATGATTGGTTTAAAACAAAATAATATGTGTTTATATCCAAAACTGATAAACAATAGAAAATATCAGAGTAATAAAAAAAACGGCGGGAATATACCCGCCGTTACTGATAAAAGAGTGTTGGTGGTGCCAGTAGGGTGTGGAAAATGTATGGAATGTAAAAAACAAAAAGCAAGAAATTGGCAAGTAAGACTACACGAAGAAATAAGACACGATAAAAAAGGAAAATTCGTAACATTAACATTCAGTAACGAAAGTATAAAAGAATTAAGTAAAGATATAAAAGGGTTAGACGGATACAATCTAGACAACGAAATAGCAAAAAAGGCAGTAAGAAGATTTTTAGAAAGATGGAGAAAAAAATATAAGAAATCGGTAAAACACTGGTTAGTAACAGAATTAGGAGGAAACGGAACAGAAAATATACACCTACACGGAATAATATGGACAAATGAAAGTGATAAAACAATAAACGATATATGGAAATATGGTTATACGTGGATAGGTAATAATAAAAATGGTGGATATGTAAATGAAAAAACAATAAACTATATCGTAAAATATGTAAATAAAGTAGACGAAAAACATAAAGAATACAATAGTAGAATATTGACAAGTGCTGGAATAGGTAAAAAATACTTAGATAGAATAGATAGCAAAGCAAATAAATATAAAGGAAAAGATACAAAAGAAATATATATAACAAGACAAGGAATGAAAATAGCATTACAAATATATTATAGGAATAAAATATATACAGAAGAAGAAAAAGAAAAATTGTGGTTACAAAAACTAGATGAAGAAATTAGGTGGGTAAACGGAGAAAAAGTAGATATAAGTAAAGGAGAAGAAGAATATTATAAATTGTTAGAATACCACAGAAAAAAAAATAAAAGATTAGGCTACGGAGATGATACAAAAAATTGGGAACAGAAAAGATACGAAAATAGCAGAAGAAACCTATTAACAAAACAAAGAATATGGAAGGCCAACGCTTCGCTTGACACTAAAAAATAAACGAACAAGTTCTTATCATTTTTTAATGTGAAAAGTTAAAAAAATGTTAAATATTAGGAAAATAAAAAAAAATAAATAAATATTTGATAAAAAAATATAAGATATGAAAACACTAACAATAACAAGAGTAGTAGAAAAAGAGC